GACTTGGCGGACGCGCTGTCTCGTGTTGCCGAGGGTGCTGATGGGGCGTCCGCGTCTGTGGCGTCCCTGGTTGGTCGGGTGAGTAAGGCGGCTGGATCGTCGGGCTTCCTGGGGAACCTGGGTAACGGCTTGGATTCGGCGTTGAACAAGTATCGAACGGCCCCGCGCTGGTTGAACTGGTTGAATAGCGGCACGTTCGGGTTGCTCAAGGGTGTCGGCCCGCTTGGCGCATTGGACCTGAAGGCGTCGAGTGCGGCAACAAATATTGCCGACGCCTTTGAGCGTATTGGTGAGATTGCCCGGTCGGGTAACACGGTTGGCGCGGCTGAGGCTGTTCGCCAGTTGCGCACGGAGCTGATTAAGGGCGGCGCGTCTACTCAGGCGTGGGATTCCACGTTGGATTCGGCGCTTGGTTCTGTGACTGGTTTGCGTGCTGGCCTTGAGGAGTATGCGCGGTCTGTGGGTGCGGCGACTGACGCGCAGTCGTTGCACAACATTGTCGCTGGCGAGACTAGCTTGGTGTGGCAGAAGATGCAGGACGATCAGGCTCGTTTGGCTGAGAATGCTCGCTTGTTCGGGAAGGCTTTGGACGGCCAGTTCGACAAGTGGGGGCTTGGAGCTGAAAAGGCTGAGGGTTTGCATGCGGCGATTGAGCGCGTGGGCCGGTCGATGATCGACGTCGGCGCAGCGGCCAGGGATGCTAATGGTGAGGTTGTCCAGTCGGTTGAGGGCGTGTTGGCGAACTTGCAGGCGCAAGTTGATGCGCAGGCGGCGGTTGCGCAGAACATGCTGGACCTGGCGCAGGCCGGGTTCAACACGCAGGTGTTGGAGGAGCTGGCGAAGCTACCGCAGGGTGCGCAGTATTTGCAGCAGTTGAAGGATGCGTTGGCGGATACTTCCGAGGCTGGCCAGGCGAAGTTGCAGGAGCTGATTGATGCGACTAACCGGGTTGGTCCGGCGTTGTCTGGCATGGCGTGGGATGCGTCGGCGGGGTTGAAGGCGTTCCATGATGCTGTGACTGGCGCGTTTGACCAGACGAAGGCTGACGTTGTGTCGGCGTTGGATTCGTTGGGCGTTGACGCGTCGGTGAAGGCGGCGGTTGCTGGCGCTAAGACGGCTGAGGAGCTTGTGAAGGCTTTGTCGGATGCGGGCGTGCAGATCACTAAGACGGCTGACGGTTGGGCGTTGACGTTGAATGGTAAGACGGCGGCGTTTAATGCGGCTGGTAAGGCTGCGGGCCAGGCGTATGCGAATGGGTTCAAGGATGGTATTCCGTCGCCTATTGACCCGTCGAAGGTGACGCAGGGCGGCAATTGGTGGGCTCAGCAGGGCGCGCAGCATGGTGCGAGTTGGGCGCAGGGCTGGAAGCAGGGCGCGCAGCAGGGTGCTCCGTCTGTTGATTGGAGCCAGATGGGCGGCACGCCTGATTGGGCCAGTGTTGGCGCGCAGCATGGGGCTGGCTACATGTCTGGGTTCGCGTCTGGTTTGCAGTCTACGAATGTTGCTGGTGCGTTCATTGGCGAGTGGGGTTCGCATGGGCCTGAGTATTTTGGGCTTGGCGCGAATGCTGGTAGCCAGTATGCGGCTGGCGTACAGTCTCAGGCTGGTGCGGCTGGTGCGGCTGGCGCGCAGCTTGGCTGGTCTGCTCGTTCTGGTGCGGCTGGCGCTGATTTGCCGGGGCATGGGTCTGCGGCTGGCGCGGGTTACGCGTCGCGCGTGGCTGCTAGTAGTGGTTCGGCGCATGGTGCTGGTGCGGCGTTGGCTAATGAGGCTGTGGCTGGCGCGTCGTCGGCTGGCCCGCGTTTGGCGGCTTTGGGCGCGTCGGCGGGCGAGTCGTTTGCTCGTTCGGTGAGGGCTAAGGTTGCTATGGCTGTGGCGGCGGCTAGTGCTATGGCTCACGCGGCGGCTGCGGCGGCTAGTAGCGTGCTGAAGATCAACTCGCCGTCGAAGGTATTCCGTGCGATTGGTGACGGCGTGCCGGAGGGTTTTGCGCTTGGTATTGAGCGGTCCACGGGGTTGTCTACAGGTGCGGCGCAGCGGATGGCTGAGTCTGCGATTGATGAGGCTCGCGGGACGTTGGATATCAATAGTCCGTCGAAGGTGTTCCGTCGTCTTGGCGGGTTTGTGTCCGAGGGGTTCGCTGAGGGCATTCACGGGTCGGCTGAGCTGGCGGTGCGTGAGGCTGAGGCGATGTCTGCTCGTGTTGTTGAAGCGGGTTCGGGTGTGCGGATGCGCGTGTTTGATGGTGGCAGGTTTGACGTGTCGCAGGATTCGCGTGTGACTGTGCGTGTTGATCCTGATTCGTTGCGTGGCGCGAAGTTTGGTTTGCGCCTGTCGGATGAGACGGAGCTGGAAACGTTTGTCAGTGATGTCGCTGATGGGCGTGTCATTGAATACGCGCGTATGGGCGCGTAGCAGCCCCTTGTGGGGCGGGCGGCTACTCTCCTACTGGCGTGAGCTGGTGGGGGCGTGGTCGCCCGTCTGAGGGGCTTTTTGGAGGTGTTTAGATCGTGGCTCAGAGGCCAGTGTTTAAGGGTTTTATTCACCGCGTGACGGGGTTGCCGACGTTCGTGGTTGACGTGGGAGGCGTGCTGAAGGCGGACGGCAAGCGGGTGTGCGTGGTGACGCAGCGGTGGAAGGATTCGTTTTTTGACCCGTGGGTGTTTTCTTACGTGCTGGCCCCGGTTGGCGAGGCTGTCAGTTACACGCTTGAGGGGGATGACGGGCACACGTATGGTCCGGTGTGGTTGACGCGGACGGCGAATGGTTGCCCGGATGGTGGCGCGATGGTTGCAACCCAGTCTGGGCGGGGAGTGTTCGTGGACTTGTACGAGGACACGGGCGACCCCCTGTCTTGGGAGAACCAAGTGAACGAGTTCGAGAATGGCGTGGTCCGGTTTAAGCGTGGCACACTGTCGGGGTCGTCTAGGTTTGTGGTAGATACGCCGGAGCGTGTGCGTGAGGTTCGCGCCGTGTTGGAAGCGCCGGGGCTGACGTTGATCTCGCTCGGGCAACCGGCGAAGGGCGTTGAGGGCGTGCGGTGTGTTCTGGTGAAGTCGGCCCGTTATGATCGCTTGTCTCCCGAGGGGGATCGTCAGATTGATGTGGAGTGGGTGTTGAAGCCGTTCAAGGGTCCTGCGGGCGAGGGTGGTTTGGATGGCGCGGTTGTTCCCGGCGTGACGTGGGGTGACGCTATCTCCCAGGGCCGCAAGTGGGGCAATTGGACGACGATGGATGTGCTGAAGGCTGTGGGGTATATACCGTGAGAAGTCCTGAGGGTCTTGATGTTGAGGTGTTGACGAGGCCGTGTCGCGTGTGGAGTACGGTGACGGTGCGCCGGGGTTCGACTGTTTTGGCTGCGGACGTGGAGTTGGAGTCGGGCCAGTTGGAGTTGTCGTCTGGTCAGCAGACGCAGGAGCGCCTGTCGTTCACATTGTCCCCGGATTGGACTCCGGTGAATGAATGGTCGCCGTTCGCCCCGTACGGTCAGGTTGCTCGCTTGATGGTGCATGTGGAGCCGGACGGTGGCGAGGCGTTCACGGTGGACAGAGGGTCGTTCCTGTTGCACGAGGTGACGTGGGATGCGGGCGCAGGGACGGCGGTGAAGGTGACAGCGTATTCACTGTTGCAGCGTCTTGTGGATGACGATTTCCCGTTCCCGACGTCGCCGGACGGGTCCTCGTTGCGCAGGGAGGTTGAGCGGTTGTGCGCCCCACACCTGGTCCCCTCCCTTGACTGTGGAGAACGTACACTTCCTGGCGGCTTGTCCTGGGGCAACCGCAGGGTGGAGGCGCTAGGGAAACTAGCTGACATGTTTGACCTGCGATTTTACGTTGGCGCGGATGACATGTTGCATTTGGTGGACGCTCGTAATGTTCGCGTGGTCGCCTCGTATTCGGGCGAGGATTTGTTGCTATCGGAGGCCAGGAAGGCGTCGCATGCGGTGCCGAACAGGTGGACGGCTGTCGCGGATAAGACGGGTGGAGGCAAGTCGCACGGTGGCGAACGGTATTCGCACACGGTTGAGGTGAATGCGGGGCCTCGCACGGTTGGCCTGTACGGGGTGGTGCATAAGGTTTTGCAGGTTCAGGACGGGTCGCAGGATGCGGTTGTTGCGGCGGCTGACCGTGCGATGCGCGAGGCGACTAGCGACGCAGATCAGCATAGTTTCAAGATCGTGCCCGATTACAGGCTGGATTTGGGTGACGTGGTAACTGTGACGCCTGTTGAGGGTGATCCTGTGACCGGGCCTGTGACTGGTTTGGTGATGAGTTTGGCGAGCGATGCTGCGGCAATGCGCGTAGATGTGAAGAATCGAGTGGTGCTGTGAGTGGTGTGAAGAAGTCGTTTTGGCTGGATACCCCGGCTCGCGGAAGTGTGGAGTCTGGTTCAATGCCTGGCACTGTGGTGGGTGCTGGCGAGAACGGGACGGTTAAGGTTGCTGTTGGCGGCGAGGGGAATGTGGTGAATGTGCCGTCTGGTGGCGGCGTGTTTGCGCATGGTTCCGAGGTGCGCGTGCAGGTTGACGCGTCGGGTGCGCCGACTGGCCTGTTGGACGCTGGTCCGGCTGTGACCGAGGGGGGCCTGGTGTATGCGGGCGCTGAGGGGCGCAGGGTGCGTGAGGTGGCTAATACGGCGCAGGTTGCGCACGATCAGGCTGAGCGTGCGATGCGCGAGTTGGAGGACGCGCGGGGGCGGACGGCGCAGGATTTACAGTCGTTGCGTTCGACGTTGCAGGGGGCGCAGGCTGACGTGCATAGGGCGCGTCTCATGTTCTCGTCGTCGGAGAAGGACCCGAAGTCGTATTTCCGTGATATTGGCGTGGAGCCGCCGTTGAATGCTGTGTATGAGCAGCGGGGTGCGGACGGGCTGGTCGAGTATAGGTTCCGGTGGGATGGCCGGGATTGGGTGCAGTTCGCGTTGTCGTCGTCAAGTGTTCATGTGGAGTCAGATTTGTGGACTCGCGTGTTGCAGGTTGCGGGGGATGCGACGATTAGTGGGAACTTGTTGGCTGGCGGGTCGGTGACGGCGGATAAGGTTGTGGCGTCGAAGGAATTGTCTGCGAAGGTTGCAAAGTTTGATGAGTCCGTGATGTCAAAGCTGCGGGCTGAGAGGGCTGTGATTTCGGGTGACCTGATTGCGGATACTCTGACGGGTAAGACTATCGACGGTGGTCGCCTTAATGTGAATACGTCGGGTAAAGAAGCGGCATATCGCCTATCAATTGCGCCCGCTAGTGACACGGGTGAGCCGATTATTGCGTTCTATAAGCTAGAGGATGGGCGGTATCGCAATAAGGTCGTGATGGGCACTAATGGCATGAATGTATTTACAGGGCTTCCGGGTGAGAGGCCGACGTTTATGTCGTGGCTGGATATGGGAGCGGCCCCGTATTACAGGTATTCTTCCGGGAAGGTGAACATTGCACTCAAGCGGACGGTGGAGAAAGTTGCGTTGAGGGCCGACACGTCTGCGCGCGGTAAGCAGGTGCGTGTTGTTGGCGGGAATGGTTTGATTGTTCCTCGCGCGGGCCGGTACAGGGTGACTGGCTGGGTGTGTGCCGCTGTTCACGCGTGGGATACGGTGATTGAGGCGGCGTTGTTGCGCGGTAATGCTATTGATGCCGCGTGGGGCGACTTGTATTCGTATGCGACTGCGCCGGATAAGCGTTATGCTACGCCGTCTTTTTCTGGCCTGGTTGATTTCCAAAATGGTGAGCGTATTGCGCTTGGTGTTAATTCGACGGCTGCGGCTGAGTTGAACGATTATCGTTTGGAGTTGGAGTTTATTACGCCGCTGTGACGGTGGCGGTGAGGGGGTTTGTTATGCCTGAGAATAGTATTAAGGGCGTTAAGTTGCCGCGTATTGATGAGCCGTTGTTGCCTGGTCTGCGGACGGCTTTTGATAGTGCGGGGCTGATTCAGGTTGCGACGTCTGTGGCGGCGGCTAAGGGCGCTGTGGATGACATGGTGAAGCATGGGGCTGCGCCGACTGTTTCTAATCCGGCTTACATGGATATTGGTTCGCAGTTGTATAAGGTTGATGGTAGTAAGTCTGGGGATGGTTCGTGGTTGTTGAAGGCCATGAATGAGGCTGAGATGGACTATCAGGTGTACAACGCGTCTGCTTTGTCGTATCCGGTTGGCGGCGGACAGTATTACAAGTATTATGGCGCGAATCTTCCGGTGCGTCCGTATAAGCGCGTGGTGTTGTCGTTTGTGACGGGGTGGGCTGCTGTTACGGGCGAGGTTGATTTGTATTTGTATATTAAGTCGTCGGGTACGGTGAGGTCGTCTTTTAATCCGAATAGTTCGGATAATCAGTCGAATGTGCTGGTTAATTTTGGGACGATTGAGGCGAATGAGGCTCCGCAGGTTGAGTGGGGGATTTACGGGCGCGGGTCTAATGGTGGGTCTGCGCGGTTTACTCATGACGGGTCATATAACCGTTTTATGACGGTGGCGTTCCCGTTGTCGATGTGATGTGGTGAGGGGGTTTTGTGAGGGCGTCGGATGTTGAGTTGACTGTGTTGTCTGCGGTTGAGCTTGATGCGTTGTATCAGCGTGTTTTGGGCGAGTTTGCTCGTCGTGATGCGTTGAGGTTGGCGCAGGAGGCGGCTGTGAAGGCGGCTCAGGATTATGCTGCGGCGGTGCAGGATGAGCCCGCTAAGGATGTGGGCAAGTTGGATGCTGCGGCGACGATTGGTCCTGGTGAGCGCATTCTTGTTGATGGTGTGATGTGGAAGAATGTGGGTGTCCAGTGGTTGTCGCCGTTTACGCAGGGGCCGAAGGATTTTTGGCGTGGCTGGATGAAGTGTTCTCCTGACGGCAAGGTTGTTGTTGGTGAGCATAAGCCGTGGGCGGCTGGCATGCATGTGTCTGAGGGGGATCAGTGTCAGCATGTGGGTCGCGTGTGGCGTTGTTTGAGTGAGCATGATTCGACGGTGGAGCTTGCGCCGGATAAAGCGCCTGCATTGTGGCAGGTTATTGACTGACTTTTTGTTTGGGGGTTGTTGTGGATTACGTTAACTTGAATGCTGATTACGATATTTGGTCGTCCAATTTCACGCAGGGCCGTGGTGGTTATGCGTTGAAGTATGTGGTGTTGCATCATAATGCGGGTGTGCGTATGAGTCACCAGGGCGTGTTTGGTGCGTTTGTTTCTAATGGGACGTCGGCGCATTACAATGTGGATGCGGATGGTTCTGTGTGCCAGTATGTGCATGATTCGGATACGGCTTATCATGCGGGTAATTGGGCTGCTAATTGCCAGGCTATTGGAATTGAGCATGCGAATATTGGTGGCCCGTCTACGGGTTGGGCTATTTCGGATGAGACGGTTGAGTCTGGCGCGCATTTGACGGCGGCTATTTGCGCGGCCTATGGCCTGGGGCGTCCGTCCTGGCGCGAGAACGTGTTTCCCCATTCGGATTTCTTTAGTACGGCTTGTCCTGCGGCGTTGCGTGATGAGCTGGCCGACCAGTATATGTCTCGCGCGCAGTATTGGTACGACCATTTGGGTGAGGCGGAAGGCCCTGGCTGGGTGAAGGAAGGTAATGGCTGGTGGTATCGCAAGTCGGACGGCGGCTGGGAGACGGGCTGGTTCAAGGTTGGCGATGACTGGTTCCTGGCGGATGAGAAGGGCTGGCTCAAGTCCGGCTGGGTGATCGAGAATGGCACTTGGTATTTCTTGCATCCCACGCATGACACGCGTTTTGGCGTGATGGAGACTGGCTGGGTCAAGGATGGTGAGAGCTGGTTCTATCTTGGCGATGACGGCAAGATGCGTACTGGCTGGCAGTTGGTGAAGGGCAAGTGGTATTACCTTGAGGCTAACGGTGTGATGCGTACTGGGTGGCTGTCTGAGAACAACCACCATTACTTTTTGGACGACCATGGGGCGATGTGTACGGGTGTTGTCCGTACGCGCCTGGATGGTGCTTGTAGCGTGTTTGATGATCAGGGGCATTTGGTTGTTGGGCGCGTGGTGTTGGAGCAGGACGCGCAGGGCGTTTTGCAGGTTGTGAAGGAGGTTGCATGATGAGTGGTTTGTCGTCGCAGACTGTGTTTCCGTGGCGTGCGGTTGTGCGTACGGTGTTTCAGGTTGCGGTTGCTTTGGCGGCGTTGTTGCCGTTGGTGTTTGCGCAGGCTGGCGTGTCGGCGGCTGAGGCGTCTGGTTGGGCTGCGGTTGTGTTGGGCGTGTGTGCGACGGTCACTAGGGTGATGGCGATGCCTGAGGTTGAGGCATTCCTGCGAGTCTGGTTGCCGTGGTTGGCGGCGCATGGCCCGGAGGTTGATGCCGGGGAGGGCTGATGGTTATCGAGTTGTTGGCGTCGCCTGCGTTGTGGGCGGCGCTTGGTGGTCTTGGCGGCGTGGTGGTGACGTTGGTGACTAAGCGCGCGGACCACAACCTTGATGCCCTGAAGGTCCTCGTGGACAGGCTGGAACATGAGGTTGATGGTCTGTCGCAGCGTGTTGCGTCCCTTGAGGTGGAGCGTGACACGTTGGGTCGCCGGTTGCGTGCGACGTTGGATTGGGCGCATAGGGTGTGGCGCTGGGGTCACGCTCTTGTGGAGTTGTTGCCTGATGGGGTGGAGGCTCCGCCTGTGCCTGAGGTTCCGCACGCGTTGGAGGGTGAGTTTTAGTTCTCCCCATGTGGGGGCGTGGCTGTGGGTTTCCTGGTTGCGCCCCCTCTGGCGTGTGGGGGTTGTTGTTTTTGGAGTGTGATGTGTTGTGGCGGCAAGGTTGAGTGAGCTGCACGGGGCTGCAGGGGGGCCTGTGGGGCGTGTGGAGCGGCGTTTGTGCAAGGTGGGCGCGTTTATCCGCTCGTTGGATTCTGAGGATGCTGAGTGGCTTTCTGGGGCGTTGGATGATCCTAGTGAGTCGTCGGCTGGTTTGCGTCGGACGTTGCGTGCGGCTGGTTTTGAGGTAGCTCGGTCGAGTTTGTCGGCACATCGCAGGGGGGAGTGTTGCTGTTATGGGATTTCTTAGAGATATGCATGAGCGTGTGAATGCGCCGGTTGCAGCTGAGGGCGCGAGGGTTGATGCGGGTAATGGTGCTCGCATTTTGACGCTGGATATTGAGTGCAGTCCGACTGTGGCGCACGTGTGGGGTTTGTGGGATCAGAACGTTGGGCTACCTCAGATCGTTGAGGATGGCCGGATGATTTGTTTTGCGGCTAAGTGGTATGGGGACAGTCAGACTCTGTTTTTCTCGGATGAGAAGGACGGCCACAAGGGCATGGTTGAGGCGGCGTGGAGGCTGCTTGACGAGTGCGACGTCCTGGTGTCGTTCAATGGGATCAAGTACGACGTGAAGCATCTGAATCGTGAGTTTGTGTTGGCTGGTTTGGGTAAGCCTCGCCCGTACCGGAATGTTGACTTGTTGCCGGTGGTGCGCCGGGAGTTTAAGTTCCCGTCGAACAAGTTGGATTATGTGGCGTCTCGCCTTGGGCTGGGGCATAAGGTCGCTCACGAGGGACACGCGCTATGGGTTGCTTGCATGGAGGGTGACCGGGACGCGTGGATGCGGATGGAAACATACAACCGTGGCGACGTGGAGTTGACTGAGGCGTTGTTCGACAGGTTGCGTCCGTGGTTGTCGTCGGCTGTCCACCTGGGGGTGTGGACCCAGGGCGAGGGCCTGTCGTGTCCGTCGTGTGGCGGCGTGGAGTATGAGGCGTGTGGCGAGGCGGTGACTGCTGTGAGCGTGTTTGAGTGTTTCCGTTGCGTGTCGTGTGGTGGCGTGTTCCGTGGGGCGCGTGCTGTGCGGCGCGTTGCGTCTCGCCGTGTGGCTTAACGCACGGTAGGTTGGCGGGGGTGTGACCGTTTTTGGTTGCGCTCCCGCCGTTTTCTTTATGTTCTGCCCATCGTGTGACAGGGGTCATGCTGGTGTGGGATGTTGCGTTAGGCTTGCAGTGTGGTAACGTTTGTTGTGCGGCAGTTGTTACCAACATGTTCGAGGAGTGATGCAAGGTGTCGCAGCGGAAGATCGTGGACGAGGATGAGGCTCGCCGTCTGCTGGTGGATGAGGGGTGGACCTACCAGCAGATGATTGACCTGTACCGGGAGAAGTATGGGGTGGAAACGTCTACGTCTGTGTGGAGCCGTTTCTTGAAGAATGCGGGCCAGGCGCGCATTGTCCGGTCTTTCCCGCTTGCCGCCCCCTGGCTTGTGCGAGCTAAGAATCCTCGCAACGGGCATTATCGTACGGGCCTGCAGGCACTGGCAGGTATTGAGCATGGCGAGGATGTGTCGGATGAGAATCGTCGGATTGCTGCTCGTCTGCGTCGCACACTTGGCGCGGATATGGTTGTCGATTATGACTGGGATGAGAATGCCTACATGCTTGTTCCTCGCCGTGAGGGTGTGGATAAGTGGTGGATTCGTGACCCGTTCGTAGACGATGAGGGCAACCCTGTTGTGGACTTGTCTCGCGTGACGGTGGCGGCTACTGAGGCGCATTTCGGCATGTGAGGGTCAGTTTGGTTCTCCCATTCTGGGGCTGTGGCGTAGGCCACGGCCCCTTTTTGTGTGTTCGGCTTGCACAATCCGTTAGCCGTACGGTAGGCTTGCGGTGTTCGACGGTTCACGTCGGGCACTTTCAACACACTTTCTACTGGAAGGGAGAAGGCTCGCATGGACGAGAAGCGGACCATTCGCAGGCTGTCGTATTCCAGCGCGGCGCAGTACAGTGATTGCGCGGAGCGTTGGCGACTGTCCCGCGTGTACGGTCTGGACAAGGCGACGTACTGGGTGACGTTGATGGGTACGGCGGTGCATGAGGTGACTGAGGCGCGTGACCTTGATGAGGTTGGCCTCGCTACGGATAAGCATGCGCCGCTGCTGGACGAGGATGTGAGCAAGGCGTTTACGTTTGCGTTCGACCGGGAGAAGGCTCGCCGCCTGGAAGCGGGTACGACGATCAACGCGTCTGGTCGTGTTCTCAAGACTGGTCTTGGTAAGGGCGGTGGCCCGAACAAGAAGGATGAGGAGTGGGCGCGCCATTACGGGCCGATTATGGTTCAGAACTGGATTAACTGGCGCAAGGCCAACAACTACAAGATCGCCCTGTTCGACAGTGCGGACGGGAAGATGGTCCCCGGCATTGAGCTGAAGGTGTCGCACCCGTTGGGCGGCTACCCGTATGTTGGCTACATTGACCGTATTCTCGTTGACGGGAATGGTGAGCTGCTTGTGGTGGACCTTAAGACGGGTAATCCGCCGCAGTCTACGACGCAGTTGAAGGCGTATGCGGCGCAGTTGCGTGCTGCTGGCGTGCCGGTTGTGAAGGCCGCGTACTGGATGGGCATGGATGGCGATGTCCTGGATTGGGTGCCGATGACTACGCGGAATGATGCTTACGTGGAGACGTGGCTGAATAATGTGGGGCGTGGTTTGGAGGCGGGGATTTTTCCTGCGTCGCCGGGCATGATGTGTAAGGCGTGCCCTGTCCGTGAGTACTGTTCGGCGGTTGGTGGTGAGCGTGCGGGTGAGATTCCGCCGATTACTGGCCCTGTGGAGTTTTTGGAGGTGGCGTGATGGCGGTTCCTGAGCAGTCTCCGTGGCGGGATGACGTGGGGCGCGCTACGGCCCTGGCGGTGGATACCCCGGCTGAGGTGACGGTGACGATGAAGGCTGGGGGCGGTTATGACGCGCCGTGGATGGTTTTCCGTGGCTCCGTTGCGTCGGTTGAGCGCGCCCTTGAGGACGCGTTTGGTTGGCAGAACTGGGATCACGAGAAGGTTCCGATGAGCGACGCGGTCCTGTCTCTGGCGAAGGCCCTGAATGGTAAGTGGAACGTGGTTGACCAGCTTAAGGCGCGAGTGATCGTTGACGACGTGCCCGTGGACCTTGGTCTGCATGAGGGCGACGCGGATCGTCCCGCTGCTCGCGAGTCTGACCCGCTGGACGCGCTGTCGGATAACGAGAAGAACATTTATAACCTAATTGCCGACGCTGAGGACGTTCCAACACTGCAGGAGCTGTGGCGTCGCTACGGTACGGCGATGAATAATCAGCCGGTCCTGGTGGAGGCGTGGAAGGCGCGAGGGCGTGAGCTTGCGGCCGCGTCGAAGAAGAAGGGGGCGTGACGCTGGTGGCTTACGATGAGCTGACTGAGCATTGGTCCGCGCTTCCGGTGGAGTTCCCCCTGAGTGTGGAGGAATTGTACGACCTTGCTATGGCGTTGCCGGATGGTAGTGAGGTGATGGTCGAGGCGGACGCGTGGCGGCGCGTCCAGCTTAAGGCCCGCATGAATCCTCGCGGCTAGTCTGCGAGGCCGTTAGGGGCGTTTCTAACACGGTTAGTTACGCTGATCCTGGCCCCTGTTGTGGGGCCGCACAGAACAGAACAAGAAAACATGAGCGCCCCCAAACGCGGGGTGAGAACACTAGGAGAATACATTATGCAGCGTGTCGTCAAGATGCCTAACACCTCGTCCTACTTCCGTACCAAGGACGTGGAGAATGCCCGCGCGGTCCTCGTCGTCCCTCACAAGGTGAGCTTTGATGTGCCCACTAATTTTAACGGCATGGCGGGCACTCGCCACGAGGTTGAGATGGACGCGTGGGTTTTCCATACCCAGTCCGACGTGGAGAACGGTACGCCCGAGGAAATGCTTGGCGTGATTTGGGGCGCGAACAAGGGCATTGCCCGCGCTCTCAATGGGCAGATTGGGAACCTCGTCGGCCCGTTCCGTATCGTGAAGGAAAGTCAGAACGGTAAGTCGTTCTGGACAACCGTTGACCTGGGTGAGGGCGAGCCTGCGTGGAAGCCGGTGAATGAGTTCGCGGATGCCCTGTGCGCGAAGATGAGCGCCACCCCGGACGCGCCGTCGTTCAACGACGAACCCCTGATGCCGGACTTTGGAGCCTGACCTTAGCTCGTGGGACTGAATGTATTCCAGTCCCTCCGTAAGGGCGTATCCGGCCAGCAACCACTTCCCCACGTTCCCGCTTTCAAGGATTTGTATGACGCGGGCGTGACCCCGAGGCAGGGGCAGGTGGTGATGGTTGCTGGCCGGTCGGGCTCGCAGAAATCGGGATTTGCCCTGTACTGGGTGGCCAGCATGGGGCTACCCACCCTGTATTTTTCTGCAGATATGGCCCCCTTTACGGCGGGCGTACGGTTAGCAAGTATCGCCACTGGCATGTCGTCTAAGGAAGTCGAAGCCATGATGGGCACAACGAACGGCAGGGCGCAGATCGAACAAGCAGCATCGAGTCTGCCTATCGAACTGTCGTTTGGTTCCCCGATTACGTGGGAACAAGTGGAGGACGAACTTAACGCTTACGTGATGCTCCACAACATGTTCCCCAAGGTCGTGGTTTTCGATAACCTCATGGACTTTGCCGGGTGCGAATCGGATTACGAAGCGCAAATGGGCGTCATGCAAGATGTCATTGCATTTGCGCGTACTACGGGGGCGACGGTGATCGTGCTGCACCATGCGTCGGATAAGACGCTGGACGCAAAGAGTAATCCGTGGAAGCCCCCATCGAGGGACCAGATTAAGAATGGCCTGTCGGAGAAGCCTGAGTTGACTCTGACGGTGGCTCTGGACCCAATCAATAAAGAGTTCTACATAGCCTGCGTAAAGCAGCGTGATGGGTTTTGTGACCCGTCAGCATCGCGTTACGTCGGATTGACGTGTGACCCTGCGCGGACCTGGTTTGGCGCTCGCGGCGGGAGTGGGGGTGTGAGATGAGTGCCCAGGAGTTTATGTTCCGGGCTGTGTGCCTGGCATTGGCCGCATTGATAGCTCTCAACACGTGGTTCATGTGGCGTAGGGGTGAAGCCTTGCGCCGCGACCTTGACGAGGCGAGACGGCGCGTCGAGGAAGCTAGGAAGGAAAGAAAATGAGTGTGATAACGATTGGTGTCATTGTGGCCCTGGCGTGTAACGCCGCAACGGCGCTTGTTCTCCTGCAAGTACAGGCGCAACTGCGCGACTTGCGTAAGGCATGGGTGCGAATCGAAGCATCCGACCTGGATCATGGCCTACGCCTGACCGTTGCAGAAAAGCAGTTCAAGGATATGCGCGCGGGAGTGCGTGAACTGTCCCGCACGGTCGGCATGATCGACCAGGACGTGCAGGAACTAAACGACAGCAAGTATCCGGGTAGTGCAGGCGACCATGAGGCGCGGTGCCTCGGCTGTAGCGCGTGCATGAGGGGGGACTGCAACTGATGCCAGTGTCAACAATGATCCTCCTCGCAGAGTACGCGATTATCGGCCTGATCGTCGGCTGGATGGGGCGCGGACTGTGGGACGAATGGAAGTGAGCGGCATGATGATTGTCCAGATAGTAGCGACGACTATTTCGTTGGTTGCAGCCGGCTTCTCGGTCGGGATGGTAGTTCGCGGCTACCTCGAAAAGTGAGGGGATGTTATGACAAACCGAAACAAAGCCAAGGGCACAGCGTGGGAAACGGACGTCCGCAAATACCTGCGAGAACAGGGGCTTGACGTCGAACCACTCCGACAGTTAGGCACGGTGGACGAGGGTGACCTGGTCGTGCGCACCCCCAACACAGACGCCCGCATCGTACTGGAAGCCAAAAACCGGGGGCAGGTGAGTCTCCCGCAGTTCTTGCGCGAGGCGGCGGATGAATCCGCCTTGTACGCCCACAACCGGGGCATCCCACAGGCTGACGCGTTCGGCGTGGCAGTGGTCAAGGCCAGGCAGAAGCCCACGGGCCAGGCGTACGCGGTCCTTACGTTGGAGGATTTCGCGCGCCTCATGAAGCGCCTCTAAGGGGCGCTACACACAGAACCAGATCAACACGCAAACGGGGGTGTCCACATGAGTGAATGGAATACGCGGACGGGCGATGGCGGTCGCCTCAAAGCGGTGCTGGACCACTTCAATGTGGACGCCCCCCACGGTTCAAGGAAGATCGTATGCCCGTTCCACGGGGACGTTAACGCCTCCCTCAGCATCGACTGGGGCAAGGGCCTGTGGCACTGTTTCGGCTGCGGGCGGGGCGGCGACTGGCTTTCTTGGATCATGGAGGAAACAGGAGGGTCTTTTAAAGATGCCAAGCGTTATGCAGCCACTACCGGAATCGACAGTGGCGGAACTAGCAGCGAGGGCCGCACACTACCAGCAGCAGGCCGATGGGGCACGAGCGTACCTGCAGGGCAGGGGTCTCAGCGTCGCAACGTGCGAAGCCGCGCGACTCGGCTACGCTGGTGAACCCTATCCGGGCGACGAACAATACCAGGGGTGCCTCGTTATCCCCCACGCTAACGCGGATGGGGTGACGACGGGGATCAGGTTCCGTCGCCTTGACGGCGGGGAACCAAAATACACAAGCCGCTCTGGCGAACGATTCAACATCTACAACCTGAACGGCATAGCCGGGGCGAGGGTCGCTCACATCGCTGAGGGCGAGCTGGACACGCTAAGCCTCGTAGAGTGCGGCCTGGCCGCATGCGGAATGCCCGGCGCATCCTACTGGAAGCCCTGGATGGGCCTCGCATTCGCCGGATGCGAGCAAGTGTACGTGTGGGCTGACGGGGATGAGGCGGGCGACCGCCTGGCCGACGCCGTGACGGATAGCCTGCAGCAGGCAGTACGGGTGACGGTGCCCCGTGGTGAAGATGTGAACAGTCTGCTCGCGGGAGGGGGTGCAACATGCGTTACTGGTTTGATCCCTCGCTGAATATCGAAGGGCCTATGACGGCTGACCATGTGCGAGAACTACTCGCAGTGGAACCCCCCGCACTGGACGCTATTTCGGACGACCTGCCGGGCCAGGCCCCTATGTTGTGGCGGGCGTTCCGCAAGGGCATGGACTGGTTCTGTCGCCGGTCTCGCGTGCCTCGTGAGGAGGTTATGGGCTGGCTGTACTTGAAGGCGTTCGACCGCGCTCATTACGTCGCGGACAAGTGGAACGTTGCGGGCGAGGCCGGTCTGGTGAATTGCCTGAGTGAGCTGCTATTCCGTGACTACCCGGACTACAAGCACCACGAACACGAGGTGCCGTGGGCTTTCGACACAGACGTTGACGAACTTGGATAGGAGGCAAAAATGCGATACACCCCCGGAATGATTGTGAAGCTACTACCGCTTGCGTTCGACAAGCAGCGCGGATGGGGCGTGAGCCTATCTGAGACGCACATTGAGGATGGCATGCCTAAGGGTAAGCGTGACCCGTCCGAGGGCGGTGACATGATGGCCTTGTGTGCGGATGCGCAGCGCGCTTACTGGCACTTGTCTCAGGATGACAGGAACGTGATTGGTAATCGTCTGATTCTGGACGTGGAGCAGGAGCGCGTGGCGCAGGCGCTTGGTATGGATGTTGCGACTGTGCGACGCCATGAGTTCCGTATCGTGCGTGAGATGTGCGAGTTCCTAAATGGATGCCCGCTGGATGATGGGCTGGATGATGATCCTATGGAGGTGACCCTGTGAGTGGTCTGGTGAGTGAGCGTCTTAACGTGATTGAGCGTGGCCTTGAGGCTGAGATAGTGGAGTGCGGGGAGGCGGTGGCTGCTGCTAATACGCTGCTCCATGTGGCGCGCAGGCTTGCCGCCCCGGACTCGCTTGACAGTTGGGAGGCGACGTTGCGTTCTGTGCGCGCCTGTTTCCAGAGTCGTCAATTTGAGTGTCGTGTGGCGTTGGCGCGGTGTGCTCACGCTCGCGCTCGTGACGCGATGGATGCGGATTCGTCTGCGACGGGCGAGCCTCCGGCCCCTCCGGTTGCCTCCAATGATGCCAGTTAATTCTGCGTTCACCCGCTTCCCCCCCCCCCCCCCCCCGCCCCCGGCGGGGGTGGGGCGGCGGGGGGCGTGGGTGT